ATAACACAACCAATGATGTACAACTCCTCTTACGGGCGTTTATTGAGGAGTTTAGTGGCAACTGCAGATTCATCTTTACCTGCAACTTCAAAAACAAAATTCTCGAACCACTTCATTCCCGCACAACAGTTGTCGAATTCTCCATTAAGGGAAAGGATCGACAGGGACTTGCCGCTTCATTCTTCAAACGTGTCCAAGAAATCTTGGATACAGAAGGTGTTAAATATGATAACAAGGTCCTGGTAGAACTTATTAATAAGCACTTTCCAGACTGGAGACGTGTTCTTAATGAGTGTCAAAGATATTCTTCTTCAGGTACTATTGATCCAGGTATCCTTGCAACATTTAGTGATGTAAAAGTCAATGACTTGGTTAAAAAACTTAAGGAGAAAGATTTTCCCGAAGTACGTAAATGGGTTGTCAATAACCTGGACAATGATACTTCTGTCCTACTGCGTCGTATTTACGATGCTTGTTATGATTCCATGGTTCCGAATAGTATTCCTGCTGCTGTGCTTACTCTTGCTAAGTATCAGTATCAAATGGCATTTGTGGCAGATCAAGAAATAAACATGTTAGCTTGTCTCACTGAGATTATGGTTGAATGCGAGTTTAAATAATGGGCACCTACAACCGTTGTCCAGTTGGAACTATCAAGGAAGATAGAAATAGGAATGGAGAACTAATATGTCTCAGGCAAAAACAAGCAGATGGTTCTTGGAAGTATCTTCCTAAACCAGAAGAGTATAGAAAAAAACTTGGTAATCCTGGTCTTCCTGATGGCAGTATTAGAGAAGATGGAACAAGGACTTATGAAAAACAAAATGGTGAATGGGTCCTGATCAAAAAACGCAGCAAACTGTCTGAACATCCGATTGGAACAGTCAAAGACTGGAAATATGGCAAAAAAATCAAGACAGAAAAGGGGTGGAAGACTGTTTACAAAGACAGATCTGAATACAAGATTCCTGATATTACTCCCATAGGAAAATCTGGTCCTCGTCCAGAACTTCGTAAACCTGTTTATGGAGTTGGAATCAATGATGTAATGATTCCATATTTTACTAAAACACGAACTTGGACGACCTGGAGTGGCATAATCAGGAGAACTGACAAGAGAGACCTAAAATGGTTGAGTCAACCAGGTAAAGAATATTATGTTGATTGTACTCTTGATCCTAGATGGTATAAACTTTCTGCATTCAAAGAGTGGATTGAACAATGGGATGACTATGGGAACAAAGAAGTTGATAAGGATATCTTAATTCCTGGTAATTTACATTATGGACCTGATACTTGCTTGATGGTTCGTCCTATTATCAATGCTTGGTTCAAACCTAACAATCATGGTGGAGGAGATTTGCCGAGAGGAGTTACTTGGAATACTGCTTGGAAAAGGGGTAAAAGTCCAAATCCATATCGTGCTCAAATTACTCCTATTGGTGGTAAGAGGACAGGACTTGGATATTATGATACAATAGAAGAAGCTTCTGCTGTTTTTGAAGAAGCAAGAAAAGAACAAATTAAAGTTCTTATTGAAACTGAAACAGATCCGAAAGTAAAAAATGCTATGATGGAGTGTGAATTCAAATGAAGCATTGTGATAATTACTATGTCAAATTTGATGATGATGAATTGCGACAGATCTTAAAAGAGATTAGCAATGAAGAAGTAAAAGTAAGAATAAGAAGTGCATTGGGGGAGACTGTTGACCCCATAGATAAGTTCCATGCAACTATCGCATATTATAATAATGAAATTTAAAGCACTAGTATTCATCCGTCTGAGGTCACAGGTTGATGACTCTCCTGGTAATGCTGTGAGAGATGCCTGTAAGCGATTGTCTGAACTCAATATCAAGAAACTTAGATTGGGTAAGGTCATTGATGTTTGGTTGGAGGCAGAGACTAGAGAGTATGCTGAGAAGGAATTACAAATGCTTTCTGATAGATTCCTTGCCAACACAGTCATGGAAGACTGGGATTATGAATTGACTGAGATTGAAAGTTTCCCTAAAGGTATTGACAATGGATGATTTTAACACACCAGGATCTAATAAAATAGGAATCACTCCTGAATTTACAGATTTCGTAGTTAATTTGCAGATAGATAATGTAGTGAAGATCTTAGATGCTAAGATCGAACGTTGTAATGTATATAATAGTGATAATCGAGATGAAGTTTACAAACAAATAACTATTACCTACAAAGATACTGTATAATGCCACATGAATTTGACCCATGCGAAGCACCTGTAGAAGGTGAAGTTGATAAGTGGGGCTTTACAATTAAACCTCCCATGTGCGATAATGAGGTTATCATTAGATGCTTAAAGAATGCCCCTTGTGGGATTGATAAAAAACAAGCAGAAAGACTTATTAAAGATTATGAAAACCAAGATTAAAGCACAAGTAAAATCTAGATGGTACTACGTTTTTTGGGGAACTGCTACAGTATCGGTTGTCCTTGGACAATTATACGTCGGTACTGGGTATCGTGTCTTGCATGATGATATGCGACAACTACTGAATAAGGTTGAGGGTGTTCTTCTTCGTGCTGATGAACCTAACTACCTATGATTCTCCCTATCCCTATCCCTATGGTAATGTATTATGAATGTTAAATTAATCCGTATGTGGTCTGGTGAAGATGTTATCACAGACCTAGTAGAAGAAAAAGAAGATTCTATTGTTCTTCGTAATCCGATTGTTGCTATTCCTACTTCTGCTGGACAAATGGGATTTGCTCCCTGGTCCCCTTTACTTAATGGTAGAGATACTGACGTAGAAATTACAAGAAGGTATATTGTTTATATTGCTGAAACTCAAGATGAGGTTGTAGAGCAGTATGAGTTGATGTATTCTTCTATCCAGACGCCAAGTAAAAAGTTGATTGTATGATGAAATCTCATAAGACTCCTTTGAGGTATCCTGGTGGCAAGTCGCGTGCTTGCACTAAGATGGATCAATATCTCTTGAAGGTATCTGATTGTAGAGAATATAGGGAACCATTTTTGGGTGGTGGTAGCGTTGCAATTCATATTACTAAAAAATATCCTAAACTAGATATTTGGGTTAATGATTTGTATGAACCTCTTTATAATTTTTGGAGAGTTCTTCAAGATGATGGTAATGCTTTGTATGAAACATTATGCGATTTAAAATCTAAACATCCAGAACCAGAATCTGCAAAAGAATTGTTCTTAAAATCAAAGGAGTATTTAAATGATGAATCCAATAATAATTCTTTACAGCGTGCTGTCAGTTTTTATACTGTCAATAAGTGTTCTTTTTCTGGTCTCACCGAATCCTCATCCTTCAGCAAACAAGCAAGTGACTCAAACTTCTCAATGCGAGGAATCGAAAAACTCCCAGGATACACAAAGATAATTGAGAACTGGAAAATTACAAACCAGTCTTATGAGAATCTTCTTACTGACTGGAAAGATGTTTTTACTTATCTAGATCCACCATATGATATCAAAGATAATCTTTATGGTAAAAAGGGAAACATGCACAACAAATTCAATCACGATAGTTTTGCTGCTGTCTGTGATAGATTTGTTGGTCCTCAACTCATATCCTATAACTCTTCTCAGTTAGTAAAGGATAGATTTAAAGGTTGGCAAACTGGGGAATTTGACTTGACTTATACTATGAGGTCAGTCGGTGAATATATGCGTGAACAAAAGGAACGTAAGGAACTTTTACTTTTTAATTATGGAATTGAAGGACTGGCTTAACTCAGTAAACTTTAATAAGGAAAATCTTATTAAAGACGATCCAGATATCGTTAAACAATATCCTCCTTATATTATCAATCGTTGTTTATCTGGTCACATGGACTGTGTGATGTATGCAAATGAAATGAATAAGTATAACTTTCTTGATAAAGATATGCAATATTCGTTTTATCTAAATAGTCTGAGGAAACGAAAGAGGTTCTCTCCTTGGCTCCGAAAGGATAAAGTCCAGGATTTAGAATGTGTCAAACAATACTATGGTTATAGTAATGAGAAGGCATCTCAGGCTCTGAAAATTCTGACAAACGAACAGATTAACTTTATTAAACAACGACTTGATGTTGGAGGAATGAAATGACTACTGTGGAACCTACAGTTGAGTGGTCTCAGGACCAAATGGTAGAAGTGCTTCTTAATGAACCTGATGACTTTTTAAAGGTTCGTGAGACATTAACAAGAATTGGAGTTGCATCACGCAAGGAAAAGAAACTCTATCAATCCTGTCATATTCTGCATAAGCAGGGAAGATATTTCATTGTTCACTTTAAGGAGTTGTTTGCCCTTGATGGGAAGCACGCCAACCTCACTGTGAACGACGTACAGCGTCGCAATCGTATCACACGCCTCCTTGCTGACTGGGGACTTATCTCAGTGGTAAAGGAAGACGCTGTTGCAGACATTGCACCTCTAAATCAAATAAAGGTTCTTGCGTATCGCGACAAAGGTGAGTGGATTTTGGAGCAGAAGTATAATATTGGTAAGAAGACTAAACCTCAAGAAGAAGTAACTAAATAAAACTGAGACTCCTTTCGTGCGGTCTCTACAAAAGTCGGAAACCCTATAAAGAGGTTCGGTTATTACCGTACCTCTTTTTTTGTTTATATGCTATAAATAAGTATGGATGCCTTCGGGGTCTACAAAACACAAACTCGCTTTTAAAGGAGCTAAGAATCATGGGAAACCTTACAAGGTATACTGCTGCAGATTTGCCTGTGCTATTAGATAAAATTTCTAAGAATAGTATTGGTATGCACGATTACCTAAATAGAGTGTTCGACCTACATGAGACACAGACAAACTACCCTCCCTATAACTTAATTGAGGTTAGTAATGTAGAGTCGCTACTAGAAATTGCGCTTGCAGGATTTAAGAAGAAAGAAGTAAATGTCTACACACAAGACGGAAAACTCTTTGTCGAAGGACAAAGGGAGGATACTGAGTCCGAAAAAACATATGTCCATAGAGGAATGGCTCAACGATCTTTCACCAGAACTTGGACACTGGCAGAAGAAACGGAAGTTAGATCAGTTGTATTTGAGGATGGGTTACTAAGTATTACTCTTGGAAGAGTCGTCCCAGAACACCATAATAAAAAGATTTGGTTTTAACTAAATAACTTATAATCAGTATAGTGTATTAAAAGCATGAAAACGTTTAATCATTTTATATTGGAATGTGAACTTCGTGCTTGTGAGGATGAGGAACTACAAGAGGGTCTCCGTAAAAGGGTTGCTGCGGCAGCCCTTGGAACTGCATTAGCATTGGGTGGTGGAGGAGCTGCTAAAGCAAACACAGATATTAGCGGCAATGTAAATCTTTCTCGTGGAGCAGTTGCTGCAAAAACCACAGATGCCAAAGTCAAGAGTGCTGTTGATAGAGCAATTGCTAATCCAGGACAAGCACAGTCAGCATCTTCAGAGAAGGGTAGAATGAAGACCACTGTTAGTGGTGGCATTAATATCAGTGGTAGAATTGGTGGCGGTGGAGATAAAAACAACAATAAAGAAAAGAAACAGAGGCAGAAGGAAAAGGCAGAAAGAAAGGCAGAAAGACAGGCAGACAAACCACAACCAACTAGTAAAAAAACAACTGTAGAACCACCAAACAGGAACAGCAGACGAACAACAGATCCATCACCAAAACCTGAAGTATCAAGCAGATCTAAAGAACCTAGATTAGATAAACGTGGCCTTCCGTTTGGGGCAAAGAACAAATACAAGACCAAGTATAAGATGGCAGTACCCACAGCAACTGGTAATAAATCTGCTGGTGCTACTGCTGGGAATACTCAAGCATCTGGTGCAACTCGCCAGACTAAATTTAAAGCTGTTGGTACAAACAAAACTGGGGGAACTAATTATGTTAGAACAAAAATTGTTGGTGATCCTAAAGGTAGCGGAAGCACAGGAAATGTTGTCGGTTTGAAGAGGGGTACTAAGTTGTTTAGTCCTGGTGGTAGATTCTATGGTAAAAATACTCCATCAAGTGTTGGTAAACCATTTGATAGTAAAGGATTTAATAAATCTAGTTCATATACATCTGGTGGTGGTTTGAGTAGTTTTAAAAAGTAGTTTGGTTTTAATTGGCGTATATGCTATACTAGAGGGTGATAAAACACCCTCTTTTTTATGGAAGTAATTACCGAAGGAAAGGTAAAAACTGTATATCAAGGTGATGATGCTGATCGTGTCATCATTGAGTATCATGATAAGGTAACGGCAGGGAATGGAGAGAAGGAAGACCATCCTTTAGGAAAAGGATCTCTCTGCTGTAGTATCTCATCTATTATCTTTGAGAAACTTTCCAAAGAACTTATCCCAACTCATTATATTAATATGGTTGGTGCTAACAAGATGATCTGTAAGAAGGTTAGTATTGTTCCTCTAGAAGTTATCTGTAGGAACCGTGCTGCTGGATCTATTGTTTGTGAAACAACTTTGGTAGAAGGTGCTCCACTACCACAACCGATTGTTGAGTTCTTTCTGAAAGATGATAGCAAACACGATCCTCTACTGACACCAGACCGTGTGCGTCTGATGGGATATGATCCAGAACCTTTTGTTAAGATGACTTTAGAGATTAATGATTATCTTCGGCAGATGTTTTACATTCTGGGTATTGATCTTGTGGATTTTAAAGTCGAGTATGGATACACCGCACATGGTGAGTTGCTACTTGCTGATGAGATCAGTCCCGATAGTATGAGATTGTGGAAGATTGGTGGTGATGAAAGATTTGATAAGGATCTATTCCGAAAAGATGAAGGTGATATTGTCCCTGCCTATCGTGAGATACTTGACCGACTACAACCCCTTGCTATTCAATGA